GATCGGGTCCAAATTAATTGCTTGAACTACAAACACTTCATTGTCCAGGGGATTAAGTTGAAGATCAACTCTCGCCTGGGTAAATGTGTTCGCTGCACTTTCTGTATTGCTAAATCCAATTGTAATTAAACTGGAAGTCTGGGCCAAACCTTTGATTGCCATGTTGGTGTGGAAAGTAAAGCGCCTTATATATCTTAGGCCGAAAACTATCAATTGCAGTTAATCTTCCTATCTAAAATCGGTGATGACTCCCCACATTACCATCCACCCCACCCACCGCCTATGCAACACCTACGGTACTTAATTTGTCCCCTACATTCTTCATGGATATACATATATGATTCGACCTTCTCGCTAGGCACAATGCGACAAAAACTGATCACATTAGACCCCACATCGTGGGATAGAGCCCAAAAGAAGGAGAACTTTAGCGAGTGGGTACGCAAACAACTGCAATTAGAGGTCGATGGACGTACCGTTATGGCATTAGAAGCCGAACTCGAAGTAACTCACAAGAGAAGTGAAGGATGGTACCGGAGATATACCGATCTAGTCCGCGAACGGGGAGTGAAAGAATGAGTGATCAGAGAGTTTGCAAGGATTGTGGTTATCCATTATGCGGAGATTGTGGACTTTGCTCCTGGCATTGTCCAGATAAACATTGTGAATGTCCAGATACCTGGCATTATGAGGATGATGAGGACCAATGAAAGTGCAAATGACATTTTCAATGAAATCATTTTCTAAAACTTGCATTCTTTGTGGATCGAGGGTCTCATCTAACTCGCGTTCGAAGAAGTGTGGAAGATGTGTGAGGTTGAAGAGGAAATGATTCGCCCCTGGAAGATCTATTATTGCGAACGATGTGGATTCAAAGATATTCTGCACAAGAATGGACGTCCATCATGCCCATATTGCCGAGGATATACAACTTGCAGACGTAAACGCCTGGTAATCATAGATTGGATCAGTTAAGGTTTCTTATGCACTTTCTTCATGTGCTCTAACCAAACGATTTTCGATTCGAACTTCTTTTTACAATGAGGGCATTGAATTGTTGGTATCATTTTTTCGACTTCCTTGGCATACCCAGGGCGGCTCGAGTTTTTGCATGAGCCTTTTCCATCAATCCAGTCACCTTCGTGCGCGGATGCTTCTTGATTAGTTTCGATAATTGGATCCCGAACTCTCGAGAATACTTTGAAACCTTCTTTCTTTTCTTTTTCGCTGGTGCAGCTGCAAGAGTTGCTCCTTCACTTTCACGCTCTGACGATATTAGCGATCGTAGTGCTTCATATTCTTCTAACGTTAATGTCACAGTTGCCATTTTATTTCCTCCTGGTTAATGATGCGGTTATCATTGCGATCGAGATTGCCCTGGCAATCGGTGCCAGGCGTGGATTGAATATTCCAATCATTGTTGCTTTCCTGGCTAATCTCCGATCATCAGATGCAGAACATCCATTCTTCGAACACGCCAGGTCATGAACTCGACACGCTCGATCGAGAACGTCGATTGGTTTTACCGACCAGTCAACTCTCGAATCGTTTGAAGCATACGGTTTACCAGCCGTCCAATTAGGACCGCAGTAATTACCATGTATTCGAACCAAGGGTTTAACCCCCCATTCAAGCAGATAGCAACTCAGATTGGACTAAAGCGCTATAAATTGACGCCGAAGCTTTGGCGCGGAAACCGTATAGTTTGCCGGTAACACCTTTGGCGTTAGCGTTGGCGGTACCTTGGATCTGGGTGAAGAAATCATTTGTAGCTATAATCGCAATGTATTCGAGCGCGGCTGGTGGAGTTTCCATCGATGTTCGAGTAAAGGGAACTCCAGCAGATGCAGCTGCCAATGCAACTTGAGTACGAATGTCCATTGTTGCGGTTGCCATGCAGGAACTCTCTGCCAGGGATTGAACTGAAGTCACCGATGTACTGGTCAAACTGCAATTGGTTTGAGTGCTGACACCAGGAACGACGTCAGGAGCGATCGGGTCCAAATTAATTGCTTGAACTACAAACACTTCATTGTCCAGGGGATTAAGTTGAAGATCAACTCTCGCCTGGGTAAATGTGTTCGCTGCACTTTCTGTATTGCTAAATCCAATTGTAATTAAACTGGAAGTCTGGGC